GCAGCGAATCAAAACGGCGGAAGGGGCCGGGGCGCCCCACAGAACCTATTTTATTTTCCGCAAACGCCCGGCCTGTACGGTTCTACAGACGCCCGGCCTGTACGGTTCTACAGACGCCCGGCCTGTACGGCGCTACAGACGCCCGGCCTGTACGGTTCTACAGACGCCCGGCCTGTACGGCGCTACAGAAGCCGCTACGAAAAAACCCGCAGCGTTCAAGACGCTACGGGCTCTCGGTAATTCAAAACTTAATCAAATTAACAGGTTTTCCCTGCTGACGGCATCGCGTTTACCCCCTCTGTTTGATATCAGTTAACTAAATAATCTTATCTCTAACAGACTTGATGGAGCTTGTCAAGAAGGAGAGACCAGGGCCGCCATGGAGCCGACCCTGATCCGGAGGAAGAGCCGGGGCATCACACCCGACGGAAGAGTCTTTTTTGATCATGCGCTCATGCTTATCACGTATTCATTTCTTAAACAATCCCTGCCGCTTAAGCTGAAATATTAATGACTCGCGATAGATCCCAGCCATAAAATTCTTTTGTGTCTTCTTAACCGCTGGCGCAAGCCAAGGCCGACGTGGTATAGACACTGTTTGTTCTGACAGGTCATACAGCATTTTAAGTCGCGCGTTACCCGGCCAACCGCGTTTAACATTCCGTTTGCCACCGACTACCCGGAAAAAACCTTTTTTCTTACGGCCCCCAAAATCATGGAAAATATTTCTTTTGCCTGAATTTACAGCCTCTTGCACTTTTAAAACCAAAGCTTGTTTTTTATTTTTTGGTGTTCTTAATTTCTTTAGCCGTATATTCTGTAATTTATTAGCTTTACGGGGCAGCCTGGTCCGTGGCTTTTTACCCATTCCCTGCCCGGCGGAATACGCCGTCGCAATCGGTATGCCCTCTTTGCCACGTTTCGCCTTGATTGCCCCGAATTCCTGATCTTTCATGTAATCCGCAGTCGAACCCACAATGGCGGCCTGTCGTCGAACGTCAAGCGTCTTAGTTTGTTCAACACGTATACTCTGAACAGTAAACCGATTCCGGAGTGTCAGATCCTGGGCTATGTCCATTTTAGCTATCCGCATCGCAGTGAAAGCCGATTTATTAACCGTCTCTTTCGTTGCGAAAGGGTACGCCCGATGGGCAAAGGCTTTAAGATCCCGCTCATACCGCTTGATTTGTTTATCATCTATTCCAAACATGTCCCATTAATACCACAATCAACCACGCTGTCAAGCCCACCCCGTAACCCCGTAACCACACCAGAGATTCGGTGTGAACGTAACTTGCTGATACTGTACCATATACTACCCTTTATACCCCCATACCCCTAACTATTAATTATTGGGGCATATATAAGGTAATATAGTATAGGTATGTAGTATAATGGTACACAATACGTACATACTACCTCTACCAACAGAAATAGAATACTGAAAGTACGGCGATTAAGGGTAACCGAAAAGTAGTGTTAAATATCTGAAATTATTTGATGTATTTTACACTTGACGTTTTTGGAAGTACGGGGTACAGGGTGCCTGTATCGGATAAACTATTTAAAAATTATACAAATTGAGATTATTTTGTATTTTTACATAAAAAAGCTTGACAGCCTCGAAACGCTTTGATAGGTTTGTATTAAATTAAACAACAAACACGGAGATAACAAAATGGAAGAAAACGAAATAAAAGAAATGTTTGAAGTAGCCGCAAAAATGATCGTCACAGGACAAAGCGGACTTAAAAAGATATTAACAAAAAAGGCGTTAGACCTCGGCCTTGAAAAAATGGACATGCTGCAGGTTGTATCAAGTCTTGTATCAGACTATGAGCAATCTCGGATTTTTGTTGAGAAAAAAGGCAGCTATCACGGATCAGCTTTTGCCCTTTTTTTAAACCTTGAAATATCTAAAATTTAAAGGAGCTAACAAAATGAAAAAATACAGAATTGAAAACATTGAAAAAGCAAGATTGAACGGCCGAAATGTTAAATTGTTTCAATTATTCGAATGCTGCAGAGATTGTTTTGAGTACAAAGGATCTTACGACGTACCGGCCAGAATCGCTAATAAAAACATAATTGAATATTTACATTACAACAACTGGATTTAAACCAATAGGAGACAATGACATGAAAAACCAAACAATCATCAACAAATTAAATGCCAGATTCAACAAAGGTAAAAATTCCATAACATTGTTTGAAGTTGACAAGACCATTAAAATTAGTTGCGAACATGCGGACGAGATTAACGGCAGCCAGGTAGGTGACTATTACGACGCCGCATACTACGATCCTGAAGAGGAACGTTATACCTCCGGCATCAATAAAGTTCTATATGACTGGTGCAACAAAAACGGCCTCGGTCTTGAATGGCAAAACCCTGGTTGTCTTTGTGTGTACAATCAATAACCATAACAGGCCCGGGCAACCGGGCCAGAAAGGAACAATGACATGAAAAGCAAAAAGCTATACAGATGGGACGCCGACCATATTTTTCTTAACAATTTAACGGAAGTCGCTTGCTGGCCCGGCGTTACCAAGTTAACGCTAAGACTTGTTATATATAATGGGATTGAGGAACTTACAGAGTACTTTACCGCGCCTGTCAATATGGATACTCTCACCCTTCCCGAATATTTTTTAAATGAATCCGGCACCCCATGTGGTTATAAAGTGCCAGAACGATTTCACCAAGAATTATCAGATAGGAGGACTTTATAATGGAACATTCATATCCAGATGGCAAAGGCGGATTTTCTAATCTACCTTGTAGCAAAGACGAAGCTAAATACTATAGACAGAATAAGTATAGGTCCGGTATTTTATGTCCCGTATGTAATTATACCGACGCACGTTATGTCCGCACAGACATTTGTACCCACTGTACACGATTGAACGTTATTGACTTATACGCATATTCCGTCGGTGCGATGAGGTTTATAGTTGTACCTGACTTGGATAATGGCGGCGACGAAATTGAAACCCATTTTTCACATGGGGGTTATGGTAATAGATTTATAAATAACACATATATGGACGAGATAAAACAACTACATGAGTTATTAGGCGGGCGGATACCGTCACCGCATAACGCAGCAACCGCAATAGAAATGGGTCTTGAATTGTGGGTGCGTGCTGATCCTTGCCCACGGTCCGGCCATTACGGCATCCGTACATTAAAAGGGCATTGTTACTTTTGTGAGCTGGAACGTAACACACCCTCACCCAGACAAGCTGCAATAGCCGCCGGGCAAACCTGGTACATACCAGACACACCTTGCAAGCATTGTGGCACTCTGGCCGAACGTAATGTCCACAACGGGCAATGCAAAGGCTGTATCACGCCCACAGTGGACGGCAGACGATCACCCGACAGTATAATGATGGAAGCCCAGCCGGATATGATTGTCAGCCGTGACCAGGCCCGTAAGCTCGGCTTGAAAGTGTTCCGCACCGGCGAGCCATGCACCCGCGGCCATGTGGGTTTTAGATATGTATCAACCGGCAGTTGTATAAATTGTTTGAGAAACGGAGGAAAATAATGGAGTTTACGCCCCTACAAATTAATGATATATCTTTAGGGCGCCCACAAAGGGCCCCGGACATAGAATGTGACGCGGGTTATTTGTGGGCATTAGTCAAAAAAGCCATTACAGGGCTGACTAACGGCGAAAGGATGTTTGATATTATATGGCTTTCGTACCACGGCTGGACATTTGACGAAATAGGGAAAAAGTACTCTATCCGCCGCGAACGTGTAAGACAGATACATGTTAAAGCCCTACGGATTTTAAGACACCCATATCACAAAATAGACGTATACCGGGAAGGGTATAATAGGTACACGATGGTCACAGGGCCAAATTATAGAAAGGGGCCATGAGCCAGTATAACGAAAAAAGGCGGCCCCCTCTTCAATTTGGGTGCCGCCTCTCAAAAGAAGCCATTTTATTTTATTCCTGCATCACCCCCCATCTGTCCTGAATTTATAATACTGTAACGCTTTTTTGATATCCTGTTCCGCGTCGTTACCCTCTTTAAGCCCCGCCCGGAGCCGATATTTTATCTCGTTTCCAACACAGTACGCTTTGAACCCCTCCGGTCCAAGTATGTGCCTTATTATGTCAATAACTTCCATCGGGTACGCTTTGTAATGATCTGGATGCTTAACCTGGTCCGCCATTATTAAATACCTCCGCCGCTTTACCAGTCCCGACGCCTACCATGGCTGCGCTCTGTGCCTCTTCATATGCTTTAGCGACGGCGGCCGGTGACTCAATGTTGTTGGCAATATGCCCCATCTTTATAAATAATCTCGGTTTTTTACCGTCCGGCATTACCGTATTATTAACACGTCCCTGCTTGAGCGCTGGATGCCAGTCGTATCCTAACGATATGAGCAAATCACGCCGTTTGTTGTGTGGTATCGACGTTTCGCGTCTCATCATCTTGAGCATATTTTCAAGCGCTGCTGATGATACCCACCCACCCGCAAAGCCTGGACGGTCTTCGTCAATAGCTTCAAGTATTTCTTGTTCCACGCCGCCCAGACCCGCTTGTATAGCCACATCGGTCGTTGACGTTACAGGCGCTCTGTGACAGCTTGTCGCAGGGTTTAATTCGTCCGGTATCTCATAGCTATACAAAAAATCTGTTACGATAGCATAACCGCCGCTTCTGAGCCATTTATACAGATCCGGAAAATAATCACCGACCATACCGTCACGCTCCAGGTGACAATGGAGCTGCTGGCCTGTAAAAAATGTGGCAAATCGTCGGTCATTTTGGGTTTTACGTACCCCATCTTTATGATTCGAGTTAAAAAGGAAATTAGCGCAACAATCTTTCATAACCTGTGCCTGCTGCATGGCCCGACATGGTAAACGCTCATTCGTTATCATCGGTTTAAGGACTTCTATCAATTCCCGTTTTTGGTCAGGGACATAAATGTCTTCGACGCCGATAAACAGCTTATCAAACAACCAGGCGTTAAATTTTTCGCTGATTTCCGAAGCTGGCGGCATATGTACATATTTTTCTCCAATTGCGGCGGCTACACATCGGGTAAACAAGGTCTTGCCGTTGCCTTCCACACCCTGCAGCAACGGCGCCCATTGAAATTTAACGCCTTTGTGCTGGACGCAAGCGGCAAGGTAGGCCATTAGTATAGCCTGGTCGTTTTTGTCCGGAAGGATTAAAGCCAGGTGCTTTAAAAACGGCGCTGGATCTCCCGGCGTCCTCGCCGTCACGACCGGTGTATAAATATTGACAAGTTGTCGGCCATCGCGTTTGATGATAGCCCCCGGCGGCTGGTCCGGTCTGAAGCACGTCGACTCGGCTTTCCGGTATCTTACGACCTGAGATTCCGTAAAAGCTTCAAAAGCTTTCTTTGTGGATTTATTGCCGGAATCTTCAAGCTGAAATACATATCCGCCATACGTAGCATTAAATTGTTCCGCTTTGAGCAAAGCCCCAGACGGAATAAATACCCGGTGCTCATCTTGAATATAAACGCAGCCGTTAAAATATTCTGTCTGTTGAGTCGGGCCTAAATACTGATAACCGGTGGTAATTTCCGGCCCGGACTGTCCGCCCATTGGATCCGTTGCAGATTTTATGGGCTTAACCATAGCGGCAAGTTCTGCAGCGGATTTGTCTTTATTTTCAAGCCAGAAATTAGATTCTGTAACCGGCCCGGTTTTAACGGATAGAATAGCGACCATTTCAGCGTCGCCATGGCACTCTGCCAATTTGTTAGCTCGTACCTGTGCCGCAAATTCTTGCTGTTTTTTGGATCCTTTTAATCCTGTTGCAGCTTCCCCGCCGCTACCGACTGAGTAAACAGTTTCTTGCATCGAAGCGGCTTTTAATATGGTCCGGGTGAGATAGTCCTCGCGCTCCCATTTATCACGGACAAGCGCGGACCGTTTCATCAGCTCAAGCATACGCTCGCAGTTCTTGCCCGTCCAGAATGCTAAGTGCTGGGCAAGGGCGGCGTCTACCGCGCTCGGATCATACGGACGTCCTTGACTGCCGTTGTCGGGGTAAGTTGTAGCGAACAGGTCTTCTTTTTTTGTCCAGAGGTCTTTAAAACATGCGCCGGAACCGAATGCGGAACCCGCCGACTTAGCGCTATAGGCCTGTTTAATTAATTTATCATCGTCAATTGGGCCCGTGTATTCTGATACCGGCTCGGTTGTCCAGTCTTGCCCGGTATCTGACACACGCGGCGGAAAGTATGTGGCCACAATGTTGGCCAAGGCGCTGGTGCAATCTGTTTCAGCCGATCCAGCGGCCCGGTCCCCGGTTAAAGCAACATAACGTTTGCTTGTGTAAAGATCGGTGCCTATGGAATCATTTTTACAGATATGGTCGGGGACCGTCCCTGTGTATGTCCCGAAAATATGCAGCCCCTTGCCCGACTGGGAGACCTCGACGGCCGCGCCGGGTAGTCGTGACATTAAGTCCTGGGCCGCTGTCGTCCATTGTTTACCGTCTTGAGACAGGCATCCGTCAATATCGAGGAAAAAGAAAGGGTCTGATTCGGTAAAAACAAAGCCTATACCGTATTCCGGCCCGTACAGGCTTGCGGTTTTAATAGCTGTCTCGGCTGTTAACCACGCGCCAGGGTCTTGAGCGTCCCCGGTCGTACCTGTTCGATAGTCAACAGGCATCTTGCCCTTACGTAACACAAATTGAGCGTAACTCGCCAGAGGGGCGAGCGCTTTAGGTAACTGCTGCATTAGACGCCCCTTATTTTAAGTGGTTTATAGCTTCGTTACGTAACTGAGAGGGCGCGTCTATAGCAATCGGGTCTTTAGCCGTTAGCCCCTGGGCGATAACTTCAAATACCTCAAGCGTTACAGCCCGGACCATAACGGCCTTGCGCAAGTCAGGCATACTGTAATATTGTGAAATCAGGCTGGCTGATACTCCAGCTGCCTCAGCTATTTGTTCCCGCGTCATAACCGCGTACCCTGTGGCTTTGGCTACGTCAAGCGCCATTTCAAGGATATGTTCTTTACGTAATGACGGGTTTGTCCGGGTTTTAATAGCTTTTTTTAATGGCCCGACAAAGCCTTCCGCGCGTAATTCCTCGATAAAATCGGTAAAGGTTTGTCCCATCACATACGGGAATGAGCCGTCAGCAATACCAGCGCGTTCGCATAGCCCGGCCCTGGACAAGTTAATAATACCGTCGGCCTCAATCATTTTTATAGCAATTTTTTTAATTTCATTCATTATTTTAAGCTCCTTATTTTCCCGAACAATACGCGGTATGTAGTTAACTGTCAATATAAAATTATAACGTACCCTCCCCGGTAGCAAAACAAGCATCCCCGCCAAGTGATGCCACCAGTTCGAGGAAACGTAGTTGCGCTAATTCCCGTGGCGTCCCGGTATATCGCCAGCCACCGGGTTTAACCTCACGGGCGACAAATACCCCAAGTACCTGGCCGATATGTTCCGGTGTTATCAATACCGGTTTTAATCCTATCAAATCGCTCGATTTTATACGGGCGTTCATCTGCTGTGAGTCATTAGCCAATCCATACCGGACGAAGGATCCGTCTTCTGTGAGCATAGCGCCCACATTGTTACGCCATACCCGCGCGCCGACCCGTGACGCTTCAAGCCTGATACGATTTTGAACAGCCGCTTCAGACTCACCGGCCACGGTAGCCGCCGGGTCAGTGTTTACTAATCCCATAAGGCATTTCAGGTCTTCAGTCGCAGCGTACGGCACGCCCCATTTTATGGCCCATTCGTTAAGATTCATAGTAGCCAGCCTCTCAACGGCATTATACAAGCCCGTACAGCAAAACTTTTAAATACCACGGGAGAATCAGAGTCCTTTACATATACGTCAAAATAATTTTCATGGGACTTAACAATATCTTCAACGTACCTAAAATTAAGCGCCGTTTGGCCCATAGCCCGTGCGATATCAGCAGATAATAGGCTGGCCAGTTCGATAGTTTTATAGTCGTCATTATGCTTGTATTCTATTTTTTCACCGGATCCTTTACCATTAAGCATATCAGAGTAATTCGGGTACTGTGCCTCATCGAGTTCTTTGACTTTATCAATAATTAACGTTGTTTTTGTCTTTTTTACAATTTCATAATATCCGTCTGGTAACTCGGTATATAATAATCTTGTTTCGTGTAGCCGTTTACTATCCGTGCCGACTATTACATTATTTTCGCATTTTAAATATGTAACATGATCTCTGTAATCCTTCGGGTCCAACGCGCTTACTACAAATAAAATTCTGTAAAAATCTTCCTGTGATCTGTCAAATTTAATCATCAAAAACCTCCAAATACTACGCCATGATAAAAAATAATCGTATAAAGCCCCATAATAAAAACCATTGTAAAAAATATTACCATTAAAACAAGTTCTATAATACGCTTCATCATCCTACCCCCTGTTTATCCTTTCCGTTAATGTTAAAGCGTCACGTGCGCCCAATGCTTGAGCGCTTAATACGTCCACGCCATATCTGAAATAAAATCGTCTGTAACTTTCCGAATCAGGACGCCCTAACGCTCGCTGTTGTCCGGCCCATAACGCGATGGCGTCCCGTAGTATAACCTGTGCTTTTTGTTTTTCGGTGTGACGTTTTGCCGCGGACATGGCCGCTATATGATGCAACCGCCCAGCGCCACTTTTGGCCAGGTACTCAGCGGGTGTCAGATCCAAGTCAACAGCCTCACCCCGCATAGCCGCCAGTGTGGCCGCATCAAGCTCAGTTAAATCGCCATCAACAAATTCAATTGACGACCGGGCCATCGGTTTTGCTTCATAGCCGCAATAAGGACAGACCTTATATATACGCTCATAAACAGCGGTACAAGCCGGACAAGCCCGAACGGGTATAACGTCGTCGGGCGTTCCGTTCCGCCGTTTCTCGCGTCTGTCAAGCGTCCATATCTGAGGGGCATCTGGCAGCCCACGTTTAGCCGCATGACGTTCTACGTTTCCAACGTGATCAATTATAATGGCCTCGTATTTTCCATCCATAATTCTAAGCGACCGCCCGAACTGCTGAACATACAGCCCAAAGGACTGAGTAGGCCGGGCCATGCTTACCACTTCTATAGCTGGGAGATCGAACCCCTCTCCGAATAGATCCACATTTACAAGCTGCAGCAACTCGCGGGACTTAAAACGTCGTAAAACCCGGATCCGTTCCGCGTCCGGCGTTTTGGCGCATACCATTTCAGCTGGTACGCCCGCGCTTCTTCGGAACTGTTCCGCTATATCGGTGGCGGTTTCTACATCACTTGCAAAAGTTATTCCGAGCTTGCCAGGCGCTATTTTAAGATAATGCTTTACAACATCGCCCACCACCTGTGATTTTCTGATCGCCGTTTTAAGTGTGGGCTTGCTAAAGTCACCGTCTGACCCGGTTTTAACAGTTGACAGATCCAGGTCAGACGGC